TCCAGGTGACCCTTCTTTATGTTCACATCGGCCGTAACCCGACTGTCTATTTTCTCTGAATATACCCCCGGGTTATCTGCTTTAGTCCGCCATTTTGCGAAGTCTAGGACGACACGGCCCGCATGAGCCTCGATCTCCCCGGTTCTTACGGCCTCAACGGTTTCCTGGGCATAATCGGCTAGGGATTCGGCCCTCGCCTCCCGGGCCCGATCATAGAGGTCACGCATCCCGGGCGTCTCATCAATCCACCTCAAAAGCGTCACATGCGGTATCCCCATAGCGTTTCCAACCTTCCTCAGCCCGTTCCCTTCCGAGATCATGGTCTCAAAGGTGTTCCAGAACACGGGGTTTTTCTTGAGAGCCTCGGCCCTTTTCCGGGTCAATCTCCCGGTTTTGGTGAGGAACTGGGTCTTTTTGGCCTGTTTTGGGTCAGCCAACTTCGGCCTCCTTGTGGAATTCGAGTTCGGACTTGGCCTCTTCAATGCGGGCGTGGACGAACTCAGCGAGGTCGTTCAGCATCTTTGGAGAGACGTTGACCTGGGTCATCGAGACGGTATCGTTGAGGGTCTGGACTCTGGAGTCGATCTGTCTGAGCTTTTCCAGGATAGGAAGGTGGGCGTAGTCAACCATATTGATCTCCGATTGAGGGGTTGAGTTCTCGGAGGCATTCCGAGGTAAACCGGAAGGTCTCCTGGTACTGGGTTTGAGGGTCCATCATGTTGAACTCCTCGAAGGTATATTTGAGTCTGAGCTTATCGACGTAACAGTCACACGTCAGGGCATGATTGTTCTTTGGGATGTCCGGCCTGTGTTCGGTGAGGGCATTAAAACAAAGATACCAGACTTCCCGGATCTTCAGTGTCTCATAGGTCCCTTTGAACTGGGCCATGGCTATAGAGGGAACAAATAGCATGAATACGATTAGATTCTTCATAAAAGCCTCTTTAAACATTTGTTAATTTTTACCGGCCATGCTGATCCTTGATCATTTGAATTCTTTCACCAATGAATCTCATGCATGGAACTGCCATGCTGTTTCCTAGAGCCTTGTATCTGGGTCCATCAGGACAATCCTTCGGGTCTTTGTTTCTCCATGGAATCCTTGTGTATCCCATCGGGAATCCTTGAAGCAGTTCACATTCTTCAGGCATCAGTCTTCGGACCATCATGTTTGATGCAACAGCATTAGTTGCATCAGTCATCAGGGTCGGACTGATACCATCCTGTTCACCGACAAATGAACCCATGTTTGATTTGAAACTGATCAGATGATTTTCCCAGGCAATAAATGGTCTTCTTGCGTTGTATGTCATCAAGGTTGGACAAATTTCTTCAGAAGTTTCAGCATTTGCTTCAACTGATGCCATGCAGACCAAGTCTTTTGCTTCTTTATAATCAACAGCTTTTAAAGCTGAACCAACATCATCATCTTCATATTGCCCGAATGCACTCATCCTGAATGGCTTGAAACCACTTCCTTGAGTGCTTTTTCTAGCATCTCCGGGAGTTTCTTTTGCCGTTTCTCTGCTCTTCGGAGAATCCCAGAACTTGCCTTCTCCGACAGGAAATAATGCTTGGGCACATTCCCAGTTATCAGTACCTGGGACAGCGACAACAAAGACCCTCCGTCTGCGTTGGGCCACTCCATGGTATTGAGCATCCTGAACCCTCCAGGCAACGGTTCTTTTGGGTCCAGACACCACACCCGACTTTGTCCATTTTTTGATTGGAATGAGGGGTTCACTCTCTCCGCAAAGTCCTGCCAGAAAGCATCCAAAGGCGTTGTCTTTGGAACTGAGGATCCCCGGGACATTTTCCCAGATGATCCATCCTGGGTTGAAGTGGTCTGCAAGTTTGACGAATGTGAGTGTGAGGTTTCCCCGTTCGTCACTGAGTCCTTTCCTGAGCCCTGACACTGAGAAGGACTGACATGGTGTGCCTCCACAAAGTAAAAACTCATCTGATTCGGGTCTTCTGAAATTCCATGATTCATAATTTGTCATATCTCCAAAATTCGGTGTTTCGGAATAGTGATGTTCCAGGACTGCACTTGGGAATCCTTCGATTTCTGAAAATCCAATTGGTTTCCATCCCAATGATTCAAAAGCGACTGTTCCTGCCTCAATGCCTGAGCAGACACTTAAATATTCCATAAAACACCCAAAGAATGCATTTTTATTGGCTTATCCATAAATCGGTATGGGCTAGATGTATTTCTTCTCTTGTTGGCGAATCTGAGCATCCCCTGACGAATACTTCCACCCCGCCTTTGCCGTCGATCCCGTTCTTCCGGGCCATGATGATCCGGATCAGGTTGTCGTTCTCAAATGCCAGCCCCTCGAGTGAGTCCGTGGTGACCTTAATGCAGTTGTCCAAGTCTCTGGTCGCCGTCCGCTTATCCTTTGGGAAGGTGATGACGAGGCCCATCGAGACAGGCCCCTTGATCATCCGGAGTTTCTCCACCAGGAAAATGCTTTGGACGGTGGCCTTGTACTCCTTCGCCTTCTTCGAGACATAGACCCGGTTGTTTCCGACCCGCCAGTAGGCGTTCGCTGACGGAGGCCAGGGCAAGAACACTCTGATCATGTCAGGCTAGGATATCGATTGGACGATACGTTCTTCCTCCCTCGGATCGGGCGAACTTTGTACCGTTGAGATTAACGACTTTAGGACGTTCTCCGGGTCGCCCTTGAACTTCAACGGGTTGAAAAGTTCGTTCCGGTCCTCCTTCGTTCTGAGACGTCCCTTGTTCTCCTGACGGCGTCGTTTCCGTTCTAGCTCGGCGATCTTTGGATCGGATAAAATCTCGGATTTCAATGACTGGATTCGGGCCTTCTGTTCGTCGTTGATCTGAGACCGAGGAGGCGGGCTTGGAAGAGCCTTCACCGGATCCCAACGGTCCCGAGTGAATCGGACGCCCCCTCGGATGTCCGCCGGTTTGGGCCAGTAGTTCTTGGCCTGGACGTGTTCGAGGAAGGCGTTGCGGATCTGTTCGGGGGTCAGGCCCTTGAGGGTGATCCCCCAGGCCTGGACGTCCCGTTCCGTCACTTTCCCCATCTCCTTCACATGGTTCTGATAGCTCGTTTCGCAGAGTCTCAATCCATCGATGATTGCGTCGGTAATTCTTTCCATCCTGGATCCTTTCCGGTTTCAGGTTTTGAAGTCCTAATTTTTCAAGAGGCGTGATGATCATGCTCTGACCTCCATCCTGTCCGTTTGCTGAATTCGGCCCTGGCCTGGTCGATCTCCTCCTGGCTGATCGTTACGTCCTGATCTTTTTTCTGGTATCCCAGGATCTGGGAAGAAATCACCTCACGGCGTGTCCGTTTCGCCAGGGGTTCCGGCGGGGCCCCGAACCCGAATGAGTCGAGGACGGCGGAGGCGTGGCGGTCGGATCCTTCGGCGATATTTCCCAGGAATTTATCTACAGAATTATGATTAAAACCCCGGTCTTCGGAGTCAGTCCCGGTAAGTGGTAGGCCTTTATCCATCATCTTCCGCCCTCCAGGACCTTCAGGTTCTGACGGCGGTCCAGGACGGTGTCCAAGAACCCGGTCTCGTCTTTGGATCGGGACCATGAGGCCCCGCTTTTCTTGTTCTGAAAATCTCGATAGTGGACGCCTTGCCAGCCGGATCCGATAGCGTGATGGATCGCCTGGACGACGTCGGTCCCTTTCCGGTACTCCGTCATGGCGGAGGTCAGAAAGGATTTGAGGCCTGTTTTCCCCTTGTAGGCTTTTGAGGCTTGACCTTCGACTTGCTTATATTCGAGCCAGTCGTCGAGTGCCTCCGGGAATCCTTCCAGGTTTTGAAGATCAATCGGGATCTGGACGGCCTCGAGAAGTTCAATTGGTGTCGGCTTTTTCTTGGACATATCCCCTTCTGTTAATATCTGTTTATTATATATAGGTGTATGTGTGCCGTCGGTGGCACATAACGTGTGCCGTCCATGGGAATGTTCCATACATGGCACATTTCCCTTAAACTGGGCGTCGTAGTTGGGCGTCTTTTGGGTGATCTGGTAGGACGTCTGGCGACCCTCCTGGGTCCTTTTCAAAAATCCTTTCTGTTCCAGACGTTTTGCGACCTTGTAGACTTTCCGGATGTCGTTCCAGTGGAGGACCGAGGCGATCTGCTCGGCCTTGACGAGGATGGGGTCCCCGGGCTGGATCTTCATCGCCCCTTGATAGGCCTTCAGGACGGTCATTAGCCTCAACCCTGAGATATCAATATCCGTGTCGAGGAACCACTTATCGACGTCCATGTCGATCTTGGTGAACATTATTTCACTCCTTTTTTTTACCTGACTGACGGCCACCTTCGGCCATCGGAATTTCATCGATTTTCTTGTCGGTTACCATCTCCAGGCCAGATCGAAGCATGGAAGACACCTGGGGATGAGGGGCATAGAGTAAAATCCCGTCCATCCAATCCTGGCTGGGTTTGGACCGTCAGCCGGTCGTTTTATTCTGCTTGAGGCCATTCCCTTTTGATTCTGATCTCATCGATCTCCTCACGGTCACACCACTTCTTGACTTTCCAGGCGACATAGATCATCGAGCCGATCATGGTGATGAGGTAAATATAAACCAGGGCGGTGGCAAAGGTCATGATCACCTCCAGATAGCAGGGTTTCATACAGCAACGACAGGGTCGTCCTCTGTCTCGTTCAACTCCTCAGTGGCCTTCAGGCCGTCTCTGAAGGCCTTTATATCCTTCTCCAGGATCGTGATGTCCTTCCTGTCAAAAGTTTGCAGGGCGTCACACCAATACTGGGCCAGCCACTTATTAACCTCGCCAGAGGTCTTCAGCTTCTTCACCTGGTTCAAACAGTCCTGACGGTTATCCCAGGGTCCCTTCGGCTCTTCTTTCGTCTCCGTCGATTCTGAGCGTTTTTCCTCGGCATCCAGTTCCGGCGGATCCACATCGCTGGGGTCCAGCGGGTTGTCCTCCTTGGTGTAGATATCAAGACCTAATCCACACATGGCGATGGCCTTGACCAGGCATCTCTGAATGGTCTTATTTATGTCGAACATATCCGCCCCGTTACCGTAGGGTTTCGGGAGAATGGCATTGTTCCGGGAGTCCATGACGAACAAATCCGCAAACCGGACGGGGGTCTCTTCGTCCTTCAGGTCCACACCGATCTGGACCATGTATCCCTCCGGGCTGACCAGGTACGGGACCTGGGTGTTTTCCATCCAAATTGGGCCTTCATTTTTAAAAATAATCAGAGGCCAGTTCCGTTCGGTGTAGGTCGCCCATGGATAGTGTTTGAGAAGTTCATTCCAGGCATGGGTCCAGGGGAGGTAATCAAGTTTTCCCTTTTTGGCGGTCAGGTGGCTGACGTTGATGGATCTCAAAAAATCAAATGATGATGGCATTGTTATTTTCCGATTGAGGTTAATTGAGTGCCCAGTCTGGGACCGGGACCGGTTCTATGATCCGGCTGAAACCGTAGACGGCATCGGCAGGGTCATAATTTTGATAATCTTCCAGGGCCTTCTCCCACTGGGTCTTCCCGATATCGAGGGCCTCCGGCGGGAGTAGGTACAAACCGACCTGGTACGGTGGCGTCTTGTTGACCAGGACGAAGACGTAATCGACGTCCTCCCCGTGGTACTTTGCACACTCGGTGTAGAACGACGCCCGGCGGTGATACCCGCCCTCCTTACACGCACTGGCGAACCCGGTCTTCCTGGCATTCCTGGCGGTCTTCAGGTCCATCCAGTATTTCCCGTTCACCCAGTCCGGACGGGCCTTCAGTTTCTGTCCGTCTTTTTCCCAGAAATAGGTAACCTCGGGACGTCCCTTTTTCATGATTTTCCGGACAAGAGGATGAGCCAGTACAGACTTTGACATCGCCAGGGCGTGGTCATATTGTTCCTGAGAAATAAGGACCAGGTTTTCCTGAAATGCACGGTCCTCCAGTTCCTTCTTTAGTTCCTGGTTCTTTTTCAGTTTGTAGTTCAGTTTCGGGATCATGATGTACTGTTTCCCAAACTGATCCGGCTCGAGGGTGAGGGTGTGGGTTAACGTCCCCAGAACCATATCCGGGGTTGGTTTCTTCGGGTTATTCAGTTTATAGATTAAGGCGGGGACCCCATCAGTGTGGATGGTGTCGAGGGACCCGGCTGAGATCGCCGAGTGGGCATGGTATTCATTGGACGGCATCGTGGGCCGTACCATTTTTGCCAGTTGTGCTTCTTTTTTTGTCATGTTATTTTTTAGTTTCCGATTGAGGTTGGGGACGGGGGACACTCCTTCTGGAGTCCCGCCCCCGGTCTCTTAGGCCTGTTTCAGCATCCAGCCGAAACGATCTCTCCAATTCTGGAAAAATTTAGCCCGATTTTTCGCATTCCGTTCCGTCCTGGATTGGTCTGCGATCCGATTTATTAATCGATTTTCCATCAGTTAAACTGGCTAGGGTTTTCCACCATCTCGAGGGCGGAGTCGAAACTCAGTATAGACGGGACCACCTTTTCAAAACCGGAATCGATGGCGTTTTTTAAGGACCTCAGAGTCTTTGCTCTGACCCTGCAAGAAGGCTTGCAGAATATATTTTTTGCGGTCGAGTAACTGATGTCCTCAACCGTAGACAGTTGATAGATGCTCGTAAAACCGGCCTTCTTCAGGCGTTTACGGAGATCACCGGTGGCGATAGTCAAATATCGCTTTTCTAGAGGTACATTCATAATTGTTCCTTTCATTAGAACGGGATGGCGTCGTTCGGGACGTCATCGGTTTTGGAATTTGAGGATCCGGAATCCATCTCCCGGGGCCTCATGATTTTGAAGTCGGGGTGTTTTTCATCCTCCTTATAATTATTTACAAGGGCGGTGAAGTATTTCCCCTCCTCAATGGGCTCATCAAGCTTAATCGTCAGTTTGATGTCACCCGCCTGGGTCTGACCTTTCCAGATCGCCCCAATACTCGATTTTTTCTCTTCAGGCATTTTTCCTTTCTGCGATGATATCCATCACCGCCTGTTCAATTTTATCGTTCAGTTTCGGGGAGAGAACCCGGCTGACGACGGTTGGATCGAGCCCTGCCCTCCTGGCAATCTCGATCTGTGAAATGCGATATTTCCGAATCAATTCAGTCATTTGTGTTTTTATACTTGTCAAGTTATGCAGACTCGATATCATGAAGGTTGTCAATATTTGTTGACAATTTTAGAACCTATTTGACAATTGTCAAATTTAATTTACCAGGCAGGATTTCCGCTGGGCTTATTAACCTCCCCAGAAGATGAATGGGGGACTTTAAAAATGGAGATATTTATGCAACCAAAAAAAAACAAACTACCGAGGGCATCTATGCACGGACGAGGATGAAAAAAATACAAAAAATAGGCGGAGGTACGATGTACAATTACCTCTCTGGAGATGATTATGGTTGGTTTTATCGGAAGGGGACCAACCACGATATTGCTATCAGTCCTGCGACTCGTAAGCTGATAGAGCAAGGCCTCCAGGTAACAGTACGGGAAGTCCCTGATACGCAATCTTCCTCACTTCCTCCGGAAGATTCTGGAACCCACGATCAGCAATCAACTGACGAAGTTTCATAATATCTTCCCGGATTGGGAGGCCATGTTTTTTAGCAAACTCTCGATCAATTTTGTTTTGTTCGAGTAATGCACTTCTGAGCTTACCCTGGTCAAGCCTCTGGCCTATGTTTAATAGGCCTGGCTTTTCCAGTTCGCTGACCAGGTTCTTTGTCGCCGTCCCGGCCCCTTCTTCGGAAAACATTGTGGGTCTGTATCCACTCTCAAATCTTCCTGGGACATAATTAAAATTTCCTCCCTCTTTCTTGAGGACCTTCTTGACGATTTTCTGGATTTCAGTTCCGTCCAGGGATCCGTCGAATTTTCCGAACTGGATTGCATCTCCGACGTTGACGACGTCAATGCCTTCATTGCTTAAATTCTGATTGATCCTGGAAAGGATCGCCTCATCTGCCTCAATCCTTCCACCGGTCTTTTCAAACCCCTTCATGGAAGAAGTCGCCGGGGTGAACTTGTGGTAACCTCCGGCCTCCTGGGCGTTCAGGATGGAACGAACCGTGGCGGTGAAATCTAAGGCCTCCTTTGAGGTCGGATCCATTTGAGGACCGCCTCGTTTAGGTTCCCCTTTCTTAGTGAATCCCTCCAGTCTTGACGGAGTCAAACCCGTCAACGGCCTTGCCGTAAATCCTGGATTTTTCTCGAGTACGCCAGCCGAGTTCATGTACTCCCCTTGGATCGGGATCACGTCGTCCTGGTACATCTGAAAACCCTCGTAGAAAGGATCCCGGTTTCCAATTGCCCCCTGCACTCTGTCGGAATATTCCTTCCTGACACTTTCCGGAAGTTTGTTCAGCCCGGCTAGGTGGCCGACGCTTTCTCCAGTGATGTATTCATAAGTTTCGTTTGCCTTTAGTCTAGGGATTGACTGATCAATTCCCCCCGAGGCCCTGGCGACCAGTTCATCAGCACTCGGCATTTTCGGGATGGAAGGGCGTGAACCTTTTCCGCCTTCCTTCTTTGAGGTCGAGGGTCTTGGATCTTTGTCCCATTCCTTCTGTTTTTGTGTCGCATTAGTGACCCTTTCACGGGCCTCATCAACCAACTGGCGGAGTCTGACCGCCCCCCAGGTTGATGCTTGCATCCTTCGGGGTGTCATGGGTAAAGGGGTGTTCAATGATTTTGTGGCCCTATCAGACGCCAGAAGGTTCTCTCCGGTAAGGAAACCGTGTTCCTGGGGTGTAAACCCTCGGTCGAATTGAGATCCGCCTTGGCCGGAATAACCAAAAACACGGCCATGCCAGATGTCGTTTGCGGTCTTGTAAAGCACGTCGTCGGAAATGGTCGGATCCTTCGCATCCGCATAGGGGCCTGTTTTCTCTCCGAGTTTAAGATCGTCGGGTCTAAACTCGACCTTCCCGGTGGCCGGGTTGGTATCATAAATTTCATCAAGTTTGTCCGCCTGGGACTGAGTCCGGGGTCTGATCTTATCTCCTGAAATGACCCTTGCATTATGCTGGCGTATAAAATTTTCAACCTCCATCGGAGGCATCGCCTGGGGACTATAACTCGCCGTGCCTCTAGCAAACAGTTTCTGCATGGTCGGGTTATCTGGGGCGATTTTTAATGCCGTATCACGGGCCCGGTCGTACCAATCATAGTTGAAGATCCCCTCCTCGACTTGCTTGTCTACTTCCTTCCTCATGGAAGAAAGACCCTGGGGGGATGTTACGGATCTAAAGTTCCCAGTCTCATCGAACGGGGCCCCAACATATTTCCCGGTTTTGTCACGCTTTAGGTGATCGCCACGTTGAGCAATTTTCATCGCCTCGTCGTAGTTATCTACCCCTTCAAACGTCTTAGCGACTGACTTATTCTTAACCTTTCTTTTCTTTTTCCCGGCATTTTTTATTGAACGTGCGACATCAATAGGACTGGTGGCAATCTCTCCAGCAAACCCAAGTAAAGGGATGGCCGGGAGTACTGCATCGGTCGCCTCTAGGCCAGACCAGATACCCGAGGCTAGGGCCCCTGGATAGTCCCCAGACCCCGCTTGTCTGACCGCTTTATCAAACTCCTCTCCGGCACGTCCCGCCG